CTCTCTATATTTCCAGTTTCTACTACTGTGTCACTGTTCAGCTCGTTGTACAGGTGGTCCATGTAAAAGGACATGTTATCACCAATGTAAGCTGCCATGTCAAGAAATAGACCTCCGACAGAGGCCTCAGAGAAGTCTTGTATTCTGTCTGGGTAGTATTGTCGGGCGTAGTCGAGTAATACAGACCTGAAACCGTCGAAGTCTCTTGCGAGGTAGTTTCTTTGTCTAACAGACTTTAGCGCCGTCTTGTTGTCGTTGATTGCCATTTTATTTCTCGCAATAAATAGAGACTTTTCATATTACATACAGAGTTATCTGAAGTCCTTTCTTAGAGGCGTTCAGCGCAGGTATATTGTACGTGATGTTTATCCTTATGATTCCTGTGTTAATATTTTCGTTTCTATCAACGACAGATGTAAAATCTTCTAAGTCGATGAACGGCATCCACCTTCCCACAGCTGCACTTATCCTAGCGATCGCCTCATTATCGAAGTCTTCTTGAGACACAAATTCCGTTGTCAAAGGCTTTAAGTTAGCACCAAACTTAGAGAGACCAACACGTTCACCCCAGTTCGTCAACAACAAGTTCTTTAAGTTGTCTGCAAACTGCTCCTCTAGGCTGTAATTCATAGACAATATGCCCTCAGAGTACCCGAGAGTCAGAGGCGTCTTGATCCCGTACGGTATCTGAGACGAGGAAACTGTCTCCTCTGCCTCTTGATCCCTCGTCTTTCCTACGCTCTTAAAGCTATAAGTCGCCATGATGTCTAACTATAACACAGGGCAATTAACTCACCGGTGTGTTGTAGACTGTTTGAGATATGTTTCCCGTTCCTATTATTGCGCTCACGACGGAAGCACAAATTCCAGAAACAGTCGAGTAAATCCAGGCCAGAATTGTTGCTACTAATGCCGCCGACTTCGAAACTAGGATACCGACTGCTTCCATTATTATCTTGACCAGCCTTGCGATCTCGTTGAAGACTTTTTTGAAAATGCTTCCATCTATGAATGACTTCAGCGTCTCGTCAATCTTTTCTATGAGCCACTTGAACACCTTGACGGGTATCTCCAGAAGACCTGACAGAAATTCTATAGGTTTTTCTGTTATAGACTTTGTCTTTAAATTCTTAAGATTTAAATCGAATCCATCTGGGTTTTCTACACCGGCGGACTTCATCCCTAGCATATCCGGATCTATGTCGAAACCTTTCAATACAGAATCGGGCGTGGGTATCGGCGGTAGTTCTGGGATTGGTGGAAGTGAAGGAAGACTTGTAGATAGGTCTGTCAGTTTCTTCGTGACTTCTGGTAATGTGAGTCCCGATTTAATCACTAATTTATCGGGTGTAAAATTGGTAGGATCTGCAAAGTCAGGTAGGTTAATCTTGAGACCGAACGTAGACGAAGGATCGTGAATACCCGATCCGATCAGGGGGACGTTTCCCGGTGTATTCAGGCATTTCAGGGTAGGCTCCAGGAGTCCATCGACGTATGTTCCGTTCCAAGGCTTTGATTGCTTTAGTCTCTCCACGTCTTTTTTTGGATCTTGACTGGGATTCACTTCTAGTCCCGGTACGACAGATCCGTTCTTTAAGATCGACTCTACTCTCTTTGCGTACTTATCTTTCTCAGCCTGAGTCAATTTACCTGATGAATCAAGTACGCCCGCGCTTTCAAGAACTCTATCGAACGGAGAAGCCATTACTTTACCAAAATCTTAGAGGCCCACTGACCTGTTCCTACAAGCGCAGGATCCGCAAGGAGTCCTCCCATATTTGTGCTTATCGGAGTCGCAGTGACAGAACCCCCAGTTCCTGGGTACAGAGAAGGAGTGCAAAGAACAGCCTTGTCTGCGTCTTCGCCGCCAAGCTTTATGACACCATCTCTTCCTGGTTTTATGATGATCTCTCCCTTGCTGTTAATCGTTATTGAAGCCCATTCTGAATCACTTGACTTTTCGTCTTTTCTGCCTTCTCCTTTGGAGTTTTTTCCTTCACTAAATCCTGTCACTATTATTTGAACGTCGCTTCTCGCAAGAAGACGTATCTTGTCTGACTTAACTACTATCGCAGCGTCTCCATCAGGGGAATCACTTACGCCTACTTTTGAGCCAAATTCTTTTAAATTAAAGTACTCATCGGGTGCAGTCCTCTGTGATATTAAGATCCTACTTCTATCGTTCTTATAGTCAGGATTACCTTCTTCAGGTTCGCTAGATCTCTTGTCCAGCTCTTTTTTAATAATTCTGCCTTTTGTCTTGCCTTTTGCATCTTTAATGCTAGTGGTTGAAATCTCTTTGCCGAGTGTGTTTTCTGTTTGTCCTCTCCCGGTAACTAGATCAATTGTACCAGACCCCTTGTCAAATTTTGTCTTTTCTATCTTGTCTTTTCTGTCGTTTCCAAGAACTATGAGAGAATTGTTGGTACCTTCTAGAACGACGTCACCAGGTCTTTTTCTAAAACGTGGTACTGATTCATATGTCATTATTGAAGACGCATCTGTCTCAGTTATGAGTCTCTCAAATATATCTTCTGATTGACCCGGAAGTATCGCTGCTTCTCCGCGAGTCATTCTGTCGTCGCCCGCTGTGACTGTGGGACCGTTTCTTAATTCATTCCACCCGCCCGAGTCCTCACCTCTTTCCTCCGCAATAGATTGATCTCTTAGTTGTAGAGCACCCGGGCTTGGATTCGCTTCATAAATTTTTGCTGGGTGGGAATGATTGACATCGTCCGACACGTGGCTGTCAACTACTCTGCATAGCCAATAGCCTATCTCAGGACTCGCGTCTTCTTGCCTAGTGAAAATGACCCATACTGCTTCTCCAGGCTTGCACGGGAGTGACAGGTGAGACGGGAAGAGGGGAAAGAGAAACATCGTTCTTGATAATTCTCCGACTTCTCTTGCTATGATGGAATTTCTAGGCAAAACTCCTATCGCAGCATCGAAATTACTGATTTTAGGCTCTAAATTTCTCCATTTTTCGATCTTGTCCGTAGATTTCGATTGTTCTGGGTCAGATATGACCTCAAGAACAATCATTCTCTCAAGCAGCGGTTTTTTTGTTAGTCTACTATTTCTTGGATCGTCTGGGTCTAGAGAAGCTTCAGCTATCTGTCTATTCTGTTCGTTTTTAGAATACTGGGACATTTCACGATCCTATCTTTTTGAACATCTCTTCTGGATCGATTTCTTCCTCTTGCTTGGGTTCTGACTTGGACAAGAGCTCTGCAAGCTTTATTAATTGATCGTTTGCCCTGCTCATCTTTTCGATGTAGGTCGCAAGGGACTTTCCGTGGATTGCGTGCTCAGTGCTCTTGTTGTCGACTATCTCAACTACAGTGTTGAAGAGAACGAATGCATTTTCCCTATCAGTGACAGCATTCTCATAGATCTCCCTCCAGAGTCGTTTCTTCTTGTCAGACACGCCCTCTATCTGCTCAAGTAGCTCCGAGAAATCTTTAACTTTTTCGTCTAGCGTATTTTTCTTCATGATGAAATTATTCAGGCGTCTCTGTAATCCATTTTGGATTTTTTGTACCGCCTCTTTATTGACTGCATCGCCGTCGTTAATTGCTTCGGAGAAAGTCCCGAGAGCTCACGCATGTAAAGTAGGACTGCGCTCTTGTTGAGCAGATCTATCTCGTCTATATTCTCAAAGATTGTGATGATAGCGTTGATGCAAGTCAACTCATTCTCTGTCTTCACTTTCGATCTAATGTCGTAGAGAAGCTCTATGGTATTCTCCACGGAAGCTTGAGGATCAATGAGAAGTTCGTTTGCGTGAACAATGTTGTACTCTTCTATGATGAGTGACTCGTGGGTTGTGAGAGATCCAGGATCGTCGAGGCTAACGCTCTTTTTAGTCTTTTGTGACTTCTGCTTCGTCTTGATGATGAGCCAGTTCTTTGCGACCACGTTGAAGTACGAGAACGCATTGGTCCCCCTGCCAGCGTCGAACTTATGAATAGTCTCAAAGAGAAAGTTGACACAGTCGTTCTTGAGCTCGTCGTACGTGTCGTGCATGCCTGCAAATTTGTGAATGTTTATTAAATTCTCTACGAGCTTCTTGAATGCCGGAAGTATTTCGTGAACGTAAAGCTTGTCCTTTTCTTTTTTAGAAAACTCATTCTGATATTTGACTATTGCAGCCTGAGTCCCTTCATTGAAATACAGCTTGAGGTTATTCTTTGGAGCCTTTTCTTTCGTCTCCGAGTCTACGTCGGTCTCCTTCGTCTTTCTCTTACGAGAAATCCTCTTTACATCAAGATCCTCCTTCTTCTTTTTCTTCTCTTTGTTCATTTCATTGCTTCGTTTTCTTGTTCATCGACTGATTCTACACTAATCGTATCGTCGAGAATCTTTGCAGTCAATAAAACAGAGTTCTTTGCTTGCCTAATACACCCGACTAGATCTTTGACGACAGGATCGTCTGAAAATACCTCTAGTCTCGACTTTTCTTCCATTATTCTGTGCTGATCCACAAGTACGTCAATTGTCGTTTGTAGAGACTCCTGTATCTCATCGAACTTGTCTGAAAATTCAATATTCTTTCTGAGACTAAAGGTCATAGTCACAGACGTAACAACTAGTGCGGAAAGCAGGAGTGTCTCGACTATCAAATTAATTCCCGTGTAACTTCATTGTATGTTTTGACAATGTTTTCTATCGAATACTTCTCAATGATTCTTTCTTGAAGTTGACATGCCCATTCCTTAGGGATCGAAGACCCATTCTTAAATTTCAGAACCTTCTTCTTGAAGTCGTCCTCGTTCGCTATTGCCCACTTACTTCCCGACATGAAGATCTTATTATCTACTCTTGTGGGATGGATCTCTGCCAATTTGTAATTAACATCTATGAATCTCCCGTGAGACAGAAAGTCGACATGCCCAGACCAGTTTGTTGCTATGACGGGAAGACCAGAAGCAGCTGCCTCGAGAATTGGAAGTCCATACCCTTCTCCCTTTGTCAAAGAGACTAAAGACTTTATTTTTTGGTGTCTATACAGGGAAGAGACTTCTGCGTCACTCATGTCTCCGTGAAGAAGATGGATCCTCGGATATGGTCCTTTTCTAACTTCTTTTACGAGATTATCAAAAGTCTGAGTTATTATCCTCCTGTCGATGCAAGTGTTTCTACCGCTGTTAGTCTTGATAATAATTCCAACTTCTTTGTCGTTCTTAAACACCTCGCAAAGCCACTTGACAGTGTAAAAAATGTTCTTTCTTTCGTTCTCTGGATTGTTTCCTGTCAACTGTCCGAAGATGAGAAAGTTGAAGGGCGTAGAGAAGTCTAGATCATCAATGCCTGTCTTTTCTTGCCGTGATAATGCGGGTGAGTACGCCTCTGGTATGACGTGTACTCTTGTTCTGAGATCTCCGTTATTGACGAGTGTAGATTTGGAGTGGTTTGAGGGAACTATTACCATAGACATTTTGTTGCAAGATTCCACCCAGCCAGGATTGCAGATATCAGTCTCTACGGATGCAGTCACGCCTATGTTCACGCCAGAGAAAGATGTGTCCCACTCGTTTGGAAGCTGTATTTGTACAGTGGCATCGTATCTTCTTCCGTTGGGATCCACTGTCTTTTCCATTATTCTACCGATGAATCCTTCATCAGTGTCCCTGTTTATGATCCAGGGTGTCTCACCCCATGGAAGTGCCTGTACTTCTACTTCCAGGTCTTCTCTGCTGAGAAGCCACTTAGCAAGTTGCCTTGCGTGAACACCATATCCAGACTGAGTTAGAACAGGGCCTCTGAGAAGGACTCTTTTTCTTGAGAGACTGCTAAAATTAAAGTTCATATCTCCGTAACCTTCCATCGCTTCGTCGCACCAGTCCTATAATCGCTTATTGCCTTTTCTAGTGATTTATCCCACTCCTCGACGACCCTGTTTATGTCGTATTCTCTTCGAGCTCTTTCCATTGCTTTCTTGCCGAGAGATTCTCTCCCTTCTGGACCCATCTCATACATCTTCATGAATGCGTCTGCGAGAGTCTTGTGAGAAACAAAGTCTTCGTAGATGTACGGAACCATGTGATTGCCGACCATTGTTCTCACTTCTACGTCGAGACCAATTCCGTATTGCTCCCCGGTGTCTGGGTCCTGGACCTGTCTCGTTAGGCCGCCTGTTTTGAGAGCTATGATCGGCTTTCCACACATCGTCATCTCAAGAGTTGGAAGTCCAAAACCCTCGTTACAGCTTCTGTTGACGATCGTGTCGCACGAGTTATAGAGAAGATTCATCTCGTTGAATCCAATTCTGTCCTTTGAGAACATGACATTCTCCTTGACGCTTAAGGTATCAATCACCTGAAATAGGTTAGTTCCTTCTTGATCCATGGGGTCTGTGTGCATCACGAGGGTCGCCTTCTTGTGACCATGTTTTCTCTGAAGCTCATCGACAAACATCTTCCAAGATGTGAGAATGTCACTCGGC